GAAGGTATTATGGAAGGCAGAGAATGGATTTGGAATAATGGTATTTTAAAAGAAGCAGATGTTCAAGATATTAAAGATGATATAGTTAAAGAATTTATAAAAATTAGACCGGATGAATCAGCCTTGGTTTCATCCTTCGAAAGGTTCATGTCAAGGCTTTAATGTTATAAATAGTAACAGTAACAAATATTCTAATAGTATATAAGAATTCAAAAGGAGAATGCAAATGTCTGAACAAGAAACTGCCGAACAGCAGCAGACTCTTGCCAATAGTGTGAACGAACTAGAAACATTAGCTCAACAAGCATTAGAATTAGACGGCGAGGCAAGGGAAGAGCTCGTTGAACAGATTAAATCAAAATGCGAAGAAGAAGGGCTATCGGCCACTGAGACTGATGAATTGTTGGAAGAGATAGGTCTTGTTCAGGAAGCACGCGAGGTTCAAGAGGACAGTAAAAATCAACCCGGTCCCAATAAAGGCGGAAAAGACGGTGAAGGACCAGATAAGCAAAAAGTTGTGAATGCTGATCCACCTGCCGAAGTTAAAGGTTCCGGAACTGCAATGGGTAATCCCATTAAAGGAAAAGCTAAAATGGACCAAAAAGGCGAACCTATGGCTAAAGTAAAAGAAGACAACGAAGATCTCGTACCAAAAACTAAAGCTGGTATGATGGCTGCTGTCTATGAAAGACTCGGCAAACTGAAAAAGGATCAGATTGCAACAAATTATGAGTCTATTCTTAATTCTTTAACGATTCAAGAAGGCGCAGAAGATGAAGTTGAAGATTCTAAGCCACTTGACGTTCAAGATGATATTGATGCTTTAACCGAAGGCGAAAATCTTTCTGATGAATTCAAAACTAAAGCAAGCACTATTTTCGAAGCCGCTGTTCAAGCTAAAGTTAATCAAGTTATATTAGGCAAGGAACAGGAACTCGAAGAGCAAATGCAGGAAAGATTGACTGAGGAGCTTGATACTTACATACAAGAAATTGTAGAAAAAGTTGATAATTATCTCAATTATGTTTCCGAAGAATGGGTAAAAGATAATCAATTAGCCATCGAAAAAGGAATCCGTTCAGAATTGACCGAAGGTTTTCTCGTTGGACTAAAAGATCTATTTACAGAACACTACATTACAATTCCAGATGAGAAGGTTGATGTAGTAGATGATCTATTCGATAAGGTTGAATCCTTAGAATCAGAACTGAATGAACAAGTTAGTAAAAATGTTGATATTCAGTCAGAACTTACAAAAGTTAAAAAAGAAAAAGTTTTATCGTCATTGACGAAAGACCTTACTGAGACCCAGAAAGAAAAAGTGGCTGAATTAGCTGAAAATGTTGAGGCTGAAGACGCAGAAGACTTCGAACAAAAAGTAGAAGTACTTAAAGAAAATTACTTTCCTACAGAAGATAAGAAAGTTGCTCTGGTCGAAGACATCGAAACACAAAATGATGACGAAGAAAGCGAAAAAGAAGCCGTACCTGCTGGTATGGAACACTATATGTCAGCTATTTCGAGACATGTTAGATAATATTTTTTTTAAATTTAAATTTACTAAAATACATACAGGAGAATAACAATGTATTTGTCTGAAACTTTACAAGAAAAGTGGGGACCCGTACTCGACCATCCTGATTTGCCCGCGATTAAAGATTCTTATAGGAAAGCAGTTACAGCTGTTTTACTAGAGAACGAGGAAAAATCAATTATGGAAGAAGGTGGCTCTACTATTTTATTTGAGGACGCTCCTGGGAACGCAGTTGGTGCCGGAATGGGTACAACCGCTGGAAATATTAAAGGTTATGATCCTGTTCTTATTTCCTTAGTTCGCAGAAGTATGCCCCTCTTAATTGCATATGATGTTTGTGGTGTTCAGCCCATGACAGGTCCGACTGGTTTAATTTTCGCCATGAAGTCCCGTTATGCTAGTCAAACCGGTTCAGAAGCACTTTTCAGTGAAGCTGATTCTGGTGTTTCTGGTGCTAACGCTGCCGCTACATCTGCACACACCGCTAATGGTAACCCAGCGGCTGCCGCTTCAAGTTCAACTGCATATCTACCAGGTCGTGGAATGACTACGGCACTTGGTGAAGCACTTGGCGATTCGGCTGCAAATGCTTTTGCTGAAATGGCCTTCTCAATCGATAAGGTAACCGTTACAGCGAAAACACGCGCTCTCAAAGGTGAGTACACAATGGAACTCGCCCAAGACCTAAAAGCAATTCATGGTCTTGATGCTGAAACTGAACTTTCAAATATTCTGAGTTCAGAAATTTTGGCAGAGATTAACCGCGAAGTTATTCGTACAATTTATGGTAACGCCAAAACTGGTGCCCAACAAAACGTTGCAACTGCCGGAACATTCGACATGGATGTAGATTCAAACGGTCGTTGGATGGTTGAAAAATTTAAGGGACTGATGTTCCAGATTGAGCGCGAAGCTAATGCGATCGGTCACGACACTCGTAGAGGAAAAGGAAATATCCTTATGACTTCTTCGGATGTTGCTTCCGCACTGCAAATGGCTGGTGTACTTGATTACACACCTGCTCTTTCCGGTAATGATTCCTTAAATGTTGACGACACTCAGTCAACTTTTGCTGGAACACTTAACGGTCGTTATAAAGTATATGTTGATCCATATGCAACAATCCAAGACACAAATTGGTTTGTACTAGGATATAAAGGTTCTAGCGCATATGATGCAGGATTATTCTATTGCCCATACGTTCCACTACAAATGGTACGTGCGGTTGGTGAGAATAACTTCCAGCCAAAGATCGGATTCAAGACACGTTACGGAATGGTGTCTAATCCTTTCTCCACTGGAACCGCAGCATCTAGTGATGGATCACTCACTTATAATACTAATGTTTATTACAGACGATGTCTTGTTACTAACTTGATGTAATCTTGTATTAAATTAAGTGATATAAATAAGGGTAAG